GACATAATAATAAAATAAGGGGAGTTAAAAATGGCTAATATTATACAGAAGATACTGGGTGGGGGCAAAGATCCAATGGTGGAGTATGTTAAGAGTGAGTTTACCAGGTATGAACAATTCCATTCTCCAAGGTTTAGTAAGGCGGAGAAAGTGTATGACTCTTGGACTAATAAAGCTCCTAAACGTTCCTTCTCCTGGCAGAATGCTGTCCATGTTCCTCTTATGGTTGAGGGTGAACAGACTATTACTCCCAGATTATTTACGGCTTTATTCCCCACTGATGCCCCGTTGGATGTTGTTGTAGAAGGTGATACTCCTGAAGAACAGGGTATTAGGATCAAGGGTTTACTACAGCATTTTTTTCGTGTAGCAGATGTTCAGGGTGAAGCACTCCCCATGCTCGGTCAGACTACTCTATTTGGTACAGGTTACATTGAAGGTGGAACTTGGTTAGTTAGGAAAGGGTGGCAGATAAGTGATAAGGGAGAGAGATATTATACTCCTATTGAGAGTCGTCCTGATGCCAAATTTATCAGTTTCTTTGAGATGTACCCGCATCCAGCTAAACTGCGTATGGATGACGGCCTGCCTCTCATACGTAGACGTTTCTGTGATGCTGAGTTCCTGAAGAACCTGAAGGATAATCCTAATTGGAATACTGATGATATTGATAAGGCATTAAATTCTAAGCCTACATTTGCTACTAAAGACTTAGGGAAGGCTTATCAAGTTAAGCCTTGGGATGAATATGAGATCGTTGAATACTATGGGCCGTGGGATGAGTCTTATGAGAATAATGGTAATGTTGTTACTAAGAAAGCAATACCGTACCATATAATTATGATTAACAGGCAGGTTAAGATTCGTGGGATACCTAATCCATACAATCATCAATTACCTCCGTTCTGTAAGACTAAGTTGTTCGTAGATGCTAAACCATCTTGGTTTGGTGTAGGCATAGGACAGATTGGTCAATCTACTCAGGAACGGGTTAATAAGATAGTTAACCAGAGATTAGACAACGTTGACTTAGTCTTAAATAAACAGGGGTGTTATAATGGGAATGACCCACTTATCAACACTAAGAAACTTGGTATCTCACAACCTGGTAAGTGGCACAAAGTATCAGATACTGTTACTTCTTTGCGTTGGATGGAAATACCTGATGTTACGCAGAGTTCATATAAGGAGGAGGAGATTGCGAAGAATGACTTCAGGGAGGCGACTGGTGCAACGGCTCATCTTATGCCAGGAGAACAAGGGGCTCATAGAACAGCAATGGGTATCCAGATGTTGCAAGGGGCCGCAGGTATGCGATTCAGACCAGTCTTACGCAAGATGGAGATAGATTTCATTCAACAGATCGCTATGTTCTTCTTCTCTAACCTCAAGCAGTTTATGACTGATGAGGAATGGGTTATGATTACTGGTAAGAGTGGTCAGATGGAACCGATTAAGATAACACCAGAGGAGATCCAGGCAAAGGTATTCTTCATTCCAACGGGCGTATCTGAAACTATGAACAAGGAAGTTCAGGTTGGACAGCTCTTGAGATTCAAAGAGGTTACTATGCAGGATCCAACGGTAAACAGACAGGAGCTTAACAAACGAATTGCAGAGCTAATGGGATTCAAAGATATACAGAAACTATTGGTTCCGCAACAACAGTCATCGCAGAATGGGTTAGGTCCAGAGGATCAACAGCGTATACAGCAACGGTTAGCTGAAGGGGCAAATCCAGAGGCTATTAAAGAAGAGATGCTTGGACCACATCCTCAAGGTGAGGGGCAACAAGGTGGACAAGCACAATCACAACAACCTGCGGGGGCAGGTGCATAATGTCAATGTCAAAACGTGGGGCCAAAGAAATGCAGCAGACTATGCTGTGGAAAGAATTTTGTAGTGAAATAGACGATCGTATAGAAGCAACCTATCGGCAGATGAGAACGTGTACTCCAATGGATGTAGCTGAGTGGCAGCATCGCCTTAACAACTTAGAGGAGTGTAAACGTATACCTCAAGATGTTGTTGATAGGGAGTCGTGAAGCCCAGGGACTTTATCCCTGTTCGGCAATCAGGATAGCCGCTAATATCCTGCAAAACTAGGAGAAGTTATGACAGTAGATCCTAAAGCTGGAGTAGTAGTTCCTGATCCCAGCCAGGACCCTAACGCTCAAGGGAACGTAACACCGAGTGTAACGCCCACACCTGCGGCGGTTAAACCAGGTGCACCAGGTGTAGCACAGCCTGATCCAAATGATGCAAGTAAGACAGTTCCTATTACAGCTTTGCATGAGGAGAGGGATAAGCGTCAAGCTCTCCAAGTCCAGTTGGATGTCTTAAAGGGTGTTGTAGGTACAAACGTACAGTATGACCATTTGGGTAATCCAGTTTCTACGCCAACTGCTCCAACACCAACTACGCCAGGTCAGCAGAATGTTACTGAACAATTGGATAATCTATGGGAGCAAGATCCACGTAAAGCAATGCAGACTGAGTTACAGCTAGCTATGCAATGGTATGATGGAGTCAGTGTTCAGATTGACAACCAGGAAAGTGATGCTATGAAGAAGTTCCCAGACTATATGACCTATAGACCTGAGATCAAAGCATACCTCAATAGATTACCATTGAATCAACGATCCAAGAATGGTGTCGTTGACTTAGCTTATTACGCTGTGAGAGGTCAGAATGTTGATACGATTACTCAGAAGGTCCAGAAAGACCTTTTGGATAAGATCAGACGTGGCGAAGCAGTCCAGGGCTTGGGGCCAGTAGGTACAGCAAGTGCCTCTATTCAACCGAAGCCTACTCAGTTAACCTCAGAGCAGAAAACTGCTGCTGCGGCATTGGGTATTCCAGAGGATGAATATCTAAAACATATGAAAGCATAGGAGGCTGTTATGGGGTTATTTATTCCAAGAGGTGGATTAATGCCAAGAGGCATGAACAAGGGAGCATATCGGGGTAGGCTAACCTGCCCTGTTTGCGACTCCGAAGCTAATAGGTTCATTGAGAGTATCGGAAGATTTAGGAAACGTTATCGCTGTAGAAAGTGTGGGATGACGTATCAGTACGATATCTCTGGTGCACCTCCAGGCTACGATGGTGGCAAACATCCGTATGCACCTTTTAAAAAGAATAGGTTTCAACGTATAGTTGATGCGTGGAACCAAGGGAGGACTAAAAAAGGAGGAGTAAAGTGAAATATCATTATGATCTAGCAAGAGCAGAACCAATCATCCGTGACTATGTAGTTGGAGGTACTTCTGATATACTCAAGGGTGCCCCAGTAGGTAGAGAGGGTGCAATTACCACAGATGATAATAGGTTTGGTTTACAGAATGCTGATGGGGATGTCTTAGATGCTGTCATTGGTGTTACTAATGAACTCTATGACTACGATGCTCATTATTCTGGGTTAACTGGAACAACTGTTTCAGGAACTGAGCCAAGTACTGGTGTAAGTAATTACATCAAAGTTATCATCAATCCGATGGCTGTATGGATAACAGAATATTCACAGAATGCTACTGATGACACTGTTAATACCGCAGCTTCGTCAACTGGTAAAGATGTTACCGCTACTTTTACAACTGATAGAGAAGGTGATTGGGTTTATGTTACAGATGTTGGATCAACAGCTGGTGGAGCAGGTAACTTATTCCAGATAGGTCTAAGCAATTCTACAACCAGTGTAACTGCGGCTTCAGGTTATGACGATAATATGGCAGGGACTAATACCTCTGATACATTTATCGTTCTTGAGAAGGAGTTCTGTGGTGATGCTGCTGGTGGAAGTATTGATCTTTCTGAAGTAAGTACCATATTGGGTACTCAGATTTGGGGTACTCCTGCAACTGGTGCTGGTGCTGCTATAGTCTTAGCGAATTACATCAAAGATAAAAACACACCAATGGAGCCTCTCAAGGTTGAGAGAAATTCGGGACAGACTTATGATGCGGCTACAGCTCATCTGTATGGTGATTTGTATTTCTTGGAACATCTATTATTGGGTTCTGGAGGTACATTTCCAACTGTAGCATAAAAGTAGTACGAAATTAAAAGGAGGTTACTATGGGTGTAATTGCTTCTGAAAACTTTGGGTACCTGTTAGATCCAGGGCTTCGCAAAGTTTTCGTAGACGAGTACAACCTACCTGATAGCCAAATCGATAAGATCTACGGTATGGAGAAGTCTGGAAAAGCCGTAGAGTACGATTATGCTCTCGGGGGCCTAGGTGATTTGGAAGAATTCTCAGGTACTATTGGGTACGGGGATTTTGAAGGTCAGTATAGGGTATCTTATACTCACAAAGAGTGGGTAAAGGGTATAAAGATTGAGAGGAAACTTGTGGATAAATTGTTGTCCACATTAAATTTGGCCAAATCGGGGAATACCCTTTACAATTAGGGCAACCCCAAGGAAAGAATGAAATGGAAGAACGAAGAATAGTATGGTTAGCAGGATTTATGGATGGAGAAGGAACAGTTACGCTTTGTAAAATAAATGCATGCAGGGCTAAAAGTAGAACTGAACATATTCGTCCTATTGTCCAAGTTGTTAATACTAATTATGCTTCGCTTCAGGAGTGTCAAGCCATATTTGAAGACATTACTGGCAGATGCCCTATGATTAAGAGTAAATCATTTAGTGGCACGAGATTGGCTCACTGGAAAGATAGTTTTCAGATCCAGATTGTCAAACAACAGGATGTAAAGAAAATATGTCAGGCACTCATCCCGTACCTTATTATTAAGAAACTTCAAGCTGAATTAGTTGTTAAGTTTGTTGAAATAAGGGAAACGGTTTTACGCAAGCCACGCTATAGAGTTAAAGGTGGACAATATCGCCCAACAGGTGATAGAGAAACTGCACTATGGCTTGCTTGCAAACAACTGAATAGGGATTCTTCAAATGAAACATTATCCTTAGAGACTATACGCCAAACATTGCTCCCCAATGATGAGATAGTCCGATCTGGAGATATAGATAAAACTCCAGAGTTATCTAGAAATAGGATAACCACACAATTGTAAGTTATTGTGTAGTAACAATTTAGACGATCTCTATAATGTTATCAATAAGAGACCTCAGACGCTGGCTCTCGTAGCGAAAAGAACGAGAGAGAAACATGGTGCATCGGTATTCAACAATGCTTTCTCTACTGCGACTTTTGCAGGTGGAGATACCTACGCACTATGTGCATCCGCACATACCTTTAACGGAACGACTTCCACTCAATCCAATACTGGTACTTCTGCATTATCCAAAACTTCTCTTGCTGCTGCACGTTTGGCAATGAGGGATTATATGGACGATTCAGATAATCTTATCAATGCTCAAGGTGACATGTTGCTAGTTCCACCCGAACTAGAGCAGACAGCATGGGAACTCACTCAGAGCAAGCAGGAGCACAACACAGCTAATAACACAGCTAACTTCTGGCAAGGTCGTTATAAGACCATTGTATGGGATTATCTTAGTGATACAAACAACTGGTTCCTTATTGATGGAAGGTATGCAAAACTATTCTTGAAATGGTTTGACAGGATTCCTGTTGAATTTAACAAGGATAAAGATTTTGATACCTACATAAGTAAGTGGTCAACTTACACTAGATACAGCTACGGCTTTTCTAGTTGGCAGTGGATCTACGGAAATAATGTAAGCTAGTTGTATTTTGGGGGTAGGAGAGGTAACTCAAAAGCCTCTCCTACCCTAATACGGGTAAGGTGTGGTTAGATTCCACACGTCAGCTCATGAGAGTAAAGACAGGGAGGTGATCCTGGTAACTAGGAGGTTTGAATGAGTTTAACACATTATCCACATGGAATTAGCAGCTTTGGTGTACCTGTTCTTGGTGGAGGTGGATTGATGACACAAGGTACTAGTTACTTTGTGAATCCACGTCAAGGCAACGATGGTTATGATGGTTTAACTCCAGAATCAGCAAAGGCTACTGTTTTAGCTGCGTATACACTCTGTACGGCCAACCAGAATGATGTTATATATCTATTATCTTCTGGTAATTCATCTGGTGATACTACAGACTATTGGTCTGCAAAGCTGACTTGGGCAAAGAACTGTACCCATCTTATTGGTATAGGTTCTCCATCAATGATAGGTCACAGATCAAGGATAGCTCAATTATCAACTACTACTGGAATTGATGGTTTACTCACAGTTTCTGGTAGTAGTTGTATCTTTGCTAATTTTACTGTATTTCAAGGGTTAGATGATGCAACTTCAGAAAATGCTATAACTGTAACTGGCGATCGTAACTATTTCTACAATGTAAACGTGCAGGGTCTAGGAAGTACGATACAGGCTGCCACTTCTGGTTTGTCGCAGGTTACATTATCAGCAGCTGAAGAAAATACATTTGAGAATTGTGTTCTTGGTGCAGATACTTATGCCCAAGGTGCAACTAATGTTGTTGATATGGTATCTGATAGTAGAGATAACATTTTCAAAGATTGTATTTTCTTAACTTGTGGTATAGCAACTACGGAGTTTGTTGAATTGCAAGCTGATGGATTGCTTGGTTTTACATTATTCAAGAACTGTACTTTTATCAATGCTCCAACTGCAGCGGGTGCTGTAACAGCTATGACACTTGCTATTGGTCCAAGCAGAGCTTTAACTGCAACTGATGGTCTTGTGTTTATGGACAATTGTACTTCAACTGGTGTTACCGATCTTGGAGTTGGTGGTTGTGTTATATGTGGATCAAATATGGCTTCTGCAACAGGTATTACAACTACTGATATTGGTGTAGGGGTTATTCCCACATAGTAAGTAGTAATAATTGTGGGTGGGAGTTATTTCTCCCACCTGCAACTAAGAAAGGAGAAACTAATGGCTATTTGTACACGTTGTAAAACAGAAACTAGTAAACCTGAATGTCCAAAATGCGGAAAGACTATGGTTTATACAAGCACCATAGAAACTAAGGTTAAGAAATCAAAGAAGAAATAGAGGAGGTTTTATGGATGGCAGGAGGCCAAGACCCTGGGATGCAACGCAACAGCCTACCAGCAATCCTTTTACTCTAAGGAGGCCTGAGAAGAAACCATATATTCTCTCTGTATCTGAGAGGGAAACTCTCCTGTTAGAGAAACGGGAGTTAGAAAGTAGTCTCAGAGAATCTGATGAGTGGGGAAAAGGTACAAGGGCTAGTGTCGACAAAGCGTATATTAAACGACAGATTGATAAGATTGATGGTGCATTGTTTGAAGGACGTGCACGGCAGATAAGTTCAGGCAATAAAGATAAAGTAAGACAGATGGCAGATGAGTTAGCTATTCAAATTCAAATAGGAATGCCAACTTATGATGAGATGTGGGCACCTGAGAAACATCCTGGTGCAGTACGGAAACAACATATGTGGGAAAAGAAGAACGCTAAGAAGATTGAACGTTGGAAATTCTTGAGGCGACAGATGGAACCAGAGGATCCAACGATATCTAATGTTGAACTATTGAGGCAGAAATGAGTGATAGAATACCTTCAGAATCAATAACCACAGGTAAGAATGCAGAGCATCCAACATATTCAGACCATACTTATGTTAAGTGTGGGAACTGTGGATTTATCTGTAATACAGGTAGGGATAGGCGTGGGAGAGATGGTTCTCGTGCGGGTGATGGATATAGTAGACAGTCTACGCAGTTAGCTAGTGCTATTTCTGTTGGGGATACAACTATAACCGTTGACTCAACGACAGGTTTTGATGGATCATCAACAGGTTCTTGTACGGCATTTGCAGATGTTGGGTACCCTAATATTAAAACTACTGTTACTTCGGCCTCTCACGGATTATCCGACGAGGATATTATAACAATTAGTAGTACGACAAGTTACAATGGTACGTGGAAGATTACAGATGCATCTTCTTCGACCTTTAGTATATTCAAGAAATTTGTAGCAGATGATGCTACTGGTACTTGGGTCAAAGTTGAATCTGCTACTGTTCATGGTAGTGGTAAGACTATGACGTTTAAATACACAGCTACGGGTGCAACTACATTCACAGGTTGTACTAGTGTAGTTACAGCATTTGCAATAGATGATTACGTCAAACAAGACACAGTCCAAGGGTGTGCCCAATGTGGATGTTTAAGATACGAGGAGATATAAAATGACTAGAACAAGGATTAGAGATTTAATACGTAAGAAGTTGATGGAAACTACAGCATCGTTCTGGACGAATGCAGAACTCGATAATTGGATAAATGACGCTGGTCATGATGTAGCTTATAAAACCAAGTGCATCCAGGCTGATGGTAAGTTTGCTTCGGTTGAGAGTACATCAGAATATACGCTTACTGATTATTTCTCTGGTCTTCTCTCCGTAACTCGAGCATACTTCTATCAGGATGGATCCTCTTGGGAGGAACTTGATCCTACATCTATTGATAAATTAAATCAATTACACACAGGATGGAAGAATGCTGACGACGGTGTTCCAAGTGAATATTACTTTGATTATGAGAGGAATAAGACGTTGGGGTTATATGTTCCACCTAATAGTGATAATGCTGGTTCAGAATATATAGAAGTTTATTATGGTAATGACTACACAGACATTTCAGATGATGATGACAGTCCCTCATATATTCCAATTTCACTTCAACAGGCTATGGTAGAGTATGTAGTAGCTACTGGCTTAGAAACCAGAGGTTATAGGGATAAAGCTAATGATGCTTGGAAAAAATATATAGGTAGGATTAAAGAATACCTTATTCTTAAAGATGGAACTTTACACGACGACGATGATATTATTATGAAAAGCATTTATAACTTATGAAATATACTAATTTTACTTTCGCTGGCAGACATCATACAGAAGAAGCTAAAGAAAAGTGTAGAATTGCTAAACTTGGGAATACTTACAGTCTTGGTAGAAAACCTACTAAAGAACATAAAAAACGTATTTCTGAATCTGTCTATAAATATTACCAAGACCATCCTCGAGTTTTCTCAGAACAGCATAAAGAGAATCTAAGAAAAGCTCATTGGAAAGGTGGTAAATATAAAGATAGAAAAGGATATATTTTAATTAGTAATGGACGTATTAGAGAACATCGTCAGATAATGGAAAAGTATTTAGGAAGAAAACTTGAGAAATGGGAAGAAGTACACCATATCAATGGTGTTAAAGATGACAATCGTATTAAGAATTTAGCTATTATGATTCGTGGATTTCACAAAGCTAAATTGCGTTGTCCTCATTGTTTAAAGGAGGTTTATATAAGATGAGTCCTTTAGATATTAAAGTTATTCCGTGGTATCTAAAATCGTTGCCAGGAATGAATAATAAGGTTGAAGATCTAGAGTTAAAAGATAAGTGGGTTGAGTTGGCCCAGAACTGTAGGTTTGAAGATAAACCTGGATCTGTTACTAAGCGTCCTCCGTTAACATATTTTAATTCAACATCTGAGGGTGCAGGTGCAGTTCAAAGTCTGTATAGATCATATGCTGGTGGTGTAACTAAATGGGTAATGATTCATACTACCGCAGCATATGTTGGTGATGACAGTGCAGGTGATTGGACATCAATACGGACTAGCCTTACTACAGGGAAGCGGGCTTCATTCGTAACATATAAGAATCTCTTAATAGTATCCAATGGCTATAATAATCCTTGGGTGTATGATGGTAGTTCAGATAATGTAACATGGGAATTGGGTTCGTGTAAAGCTGTATTGGCTTCAGGTGGATCTAACTTAGATTCAGCCGCAACTTACTCTTATAAGATAGCTATAGACAGTAATGCTTATATATGTGATGCTGTGTCTAATACTGTTACTACAGATGCTTCTAATCGTAAGGTAACTCTCAGTAATATCCCTCTCGGTCCTACTGGTACTGCTGATCGCAAGATCTATAGAACAGAGGGAGGAGGAAGTACATATTATTTAATAGATACTATAGCAGAAAATACAAGTACAACTTATACAGATGATATAGCTGATACTACTGCTACTGCTATGCCTGCTGTTACTGATGATATGCCGTTAGGTTCTTTATTACAGATGCACAGGGAAAGATTATTTATTTCTGGTGATCCAAGCAACCAGAGCCGTATATATTATTCTAACGTTGGATTGCCTCATTATATTGCACAGACTACTGATACAGATTATATGGATGTTAATCCCGATGATAATGATGTGATTACAGGGATTCCAATTCAGTTAGGAGTTATGTGTTGTATTAAGAAGAATACTATTCGCAAACTTCATATTACTTCTTCAGTCAGTACTGCTGCTACTTCTACATGGTATGCTGATGATCCTGTATCTTGGAATGGTTGTCCTGCTCAATGGTCTGTAACACAAACACCTATGGGAATTATATATCTAGGTTGGGATCATTGGTATGTATTCAATGGTGCATTTTCTAAACCTATTGTAGATGAATTTGATACCAATGATATTCTTCCTGCTGATTATGCAGATGTTGTCAGCCATTTTAATAACAATGTTCTCCTGGCCGCATATACTGATAGAACTATAGCAGCACAGTATCATGATAGGGTTATGCGTTATAACTTCAAGCGTAAGGCTTTAATGTATGATACTATTGATGCTAACTGTTTTGCTAGTAAGACTGGTGATGCTGAGAAAGGTGAACTTTATTATGGAGATTCACAGAATGGTTATGTCTATCAGGCGGAGAACTCAGATATATTTTATCAGGTGCAGAAGAAAAGTGAACTTACTGCTGGAACTCAGACGGATACTTATGTAGGAGGTACAGAGGATGCTCCTCATTTAGAAATAGGTGCTGATTCAACAGCGTCTGATATACCTGAGAATATATGTATTTTTTGGGATGATGCTTCTACTACACCTGGATCAGGATGGACAGAGATAACGTCATATAGTGATAAGTACATACAGATAGGTACAACCTATGCTACAGAAGCAGGAGGTTCAGGTCATACACATGCTTTAACAGGAACTCTAGCCACATCTAATGTCGACCAGACTAATGCAGGTGATGGGAGTCCAGGTGCTTGCGGTCCTAACCATAGTCATACTGCATCAGGTACATCTGCAAGTGGAACAGCAGAACTTAGATATGTTCAATGGAGAGTATTCAGTAAAGATGCTACAGCAGGTACTAAAGTATTTCCTGATG